GACCCTTGGTTTGAAAAAACCACGAGTCTCACGCAGGCGACTGAGCGCTTTACGGGCGCCCTCGCCATGCTCGCGGGCGCGGCCGGTATTGGGGCGCTCGCCAGCGCCATAAGCCAACTCGTCTATAGCTCGGCCTTTGGGGCCTTGAGCGCGGGATTGGGCGCTATTGGACTTGGTGGCGGCCTTGCAGCGGCCGGCGCGCTCACAATGGGCGGCGCGGCGGCTGTGGGGGCCATACAGTCGCGCGGCGGGGTCGGCCCGTGGGTCGATAAGGTCAAGAAGGATTGGGGACCAGGGGGCCGCGTATGGCATCCCGGCACGGGCGGCGGCGGACCGGGCATCCTCGGCGGACCGGCTCAGGGAACGACGCCCTCGCCCGAGGGCCAGCAGGGAGCCCCAGTCGGCGCAGACGGGAGCGCCGTCGAGAAAATGATGCAGCTCGAGGGCCTGCATCGCTACCCGCCAGCGGAGCGCGCAAAGCTCAGAGAGTTTTTGCGAAACGGCGGGGATAATTTGGACCCCGCGACGACGGCGTGGTGCGCTGCCACGGTTAGCTCCGCGCTCACGCAAGCCGGATACAAGGTGCCTCAACAGGCGGGCCACGGGACGGATTGGGTTCCCGACTATAACCATTGGGGCGCGGACGTCGGCGCAGGCGGCCATGTAAGGGCCGACGACGTCGTCATCATGAATAACGACCATCACGTCGGACTGGCGACGGGGCGCGAGACGCCGACGCAAGTTGAGACGATGGAAGGCAATACGGGCGGCGGCGGCGCGGGTGGTAATTGGGCGCATCGCCAGTGGCGTAATCGCAGCTTCATTAACGACATTCGCCGGGCCACGGCGGCCGAGGCCCCGCCCCCGAGGATGCAAAATCCGAAAGTCCTCGAGGGGATGCAGGCGGCATCCGTCCACGATCCGAGCAATTCGCCGATCGGCCACGACGGCTCCACTCCCAAGAGCGCCAAGAGCATCACAACGAGCCACAATGTCACAATCGACGCGGCCAAGGCGGGCAGCGCCAAAGAAATCGCGCGCGAAGTCGATAAGCAGCTTCGAGAAAATTATCACAAAGATTTGCAGGGATCGCATTAATGGCCAGCCCGCTTATTGACGGCTCATACGCCCTGATTACGACCTCGGCGCGCAACATCGGCGGCCTTATCCCAAACGTCGTCATTGAGGAGGTCGGCAGCGACGTTTTGCGTGTAACCGACCATCCCGTCGAGGTCGGCGCCGCCATCAGCGACCACAGCTTCAAAATGCCGGTTGAGCTGACCATGCGCTGCATGTGGAGCGATTCGACAGGGCAATATGAGGGCTACGCCGCGGAAGTCTATGCGGCGCTCCTGCAACTCCAGGCCTCGCGCGCGCCCTTTGCGGTTTCCACCGGCAAGCGCCTTTATCAAAACATGCTCATCTCCCTTCTGCATCAAACGACAAACGAAGAGACAGAACACGCGCTCGTCGCTGTCGTTGGAATGCGCGAGGTCATCATCACTTCCGTTAACGGTAGCACGGCCGGCGCAAACAGCATGGCCCCCGCAGTAACTCAAGGGCCACTATCGAGCGGCAATGTGGCGCTCGTCACGTCGCCGACCTATCCGAGCGCGCCGGGAGTCGTATCGTGACGACATATAAGATTCCGCTAAGCCCGAAGTCTCAGACGTTTTCCGTCGTGCTCGGCGGCCAGACCTATAATCTTCGCCTCCTTTGGGCATGGCTCCCCGAGCCGGGAGTGTGGCTCCTTGATATCTCGGACAATCTCAATAATCCGCTCGTGCAGGGGATTCCGCTTGTTACCGGCTGTGATCTCCTTGAGCAATACAACAGCCTGAATATTGGAGGAAGCATAGGACAGGGCAACGGCGGCTATCTCTTCGTGGGTGCCGGCAATGGCGACATGACGACGATTCCGACTTATGAGAGCCTCGGCGTTTCCTGTTTCCTTTGGTGGCAATTGAAATGAACTGGCTTCGCTATTGCCGCCTCACGGTCGGCAATCAACAATTTGACTTGAGCAATCTTCGCATTCGCTTTTATGTCCGCCAAGCCAAGATACAGACGCGCATTACCGGCGAAATTCGTGTCTATAACCTCGCCAAAAGCACGGTCGCCCAACTCGTCGGCTCTAACCCCTTTGAGAGTGGCACGGGCGGTATCGAGGGGCAGCTTTTGCAACTTGACGCCGGCTATATCGACAACCATGGCCTTATCTATCAGGGCAATGTTGTCAAGTGCCAAGCGGGGCGCGAAACTCCGCTCGACACATTCGTCGATTTTTACGTGCGCGATGGAGACACCGCTTACAACCACGGCGTCATCAATAAGAACTTCGCCCCTGGATCGACGCAACAGGATCACGTCAAAGAGGTTTGCAACGTCTGCAAACAATTCGGCGTCACGCAGGGAACCGTCAAGGGACTCTCGCAGACGCCCTATCCGCGGTCCGTGTCGCTTTACGGTCCCATTCGCGACGTCATGCGGACGCTGGCACATTCGAACAACGCCTCTTGGTATATCAACAATATGCAGCTTTGCCATGTTCCCCTCAACTCGCAAGGGAGCGGCGGAGCGATCATGCTCAATGAAAACACGGGCATGATTGGAATGCCGCAGGCGGTGCAGGGCGGCGTCAATGTGACCGCCCTCATCAATCCGGCGTTTCAGCTCGAGGGAACGATTCAACTCGACGCGAGCGAGGTCAATCCTCTGCCGTGGACGGAAAACATTGATACCGACGTGCAGGCCGGCAAGGCCGGCATCGCGGGCGCCTTTGATGGAACCTACGTCATCCAATCCTTGGAATGGCGCGGCGATACGCGCGGCCAGGAGTGGTATGCGAATATCACGGCTTACGGCATTCAACACGGTCCCGGCATCGGAACGGAGAACATCATGCCGAGATATAACGGGGCTGGCGGCTAATGGACACACGCGAATATTTCCCCGATTTCGAGGAGACGCTGCGCGCGCTCGGCGATAGCATCCGCCGCTCGATTTGGACCTCGGCGCCAGCCATCGTGAATAAGGATTCCGACGGCAGCACCGTCCAGTTGCAACTCGCCATGAACGGGCATACGTGGGACAAGGACGGCAAGGTCTCCTCGGTAAAATATCCGCTCGTCGATAGCGTGATCCCGAAGTTTATCGGCGGCGGCCGGGGCGATACGAAAGCGGGAGACACGAAAAAGGACACGAGCCTCGTCATTACCCATCCGATCAAGAAGGGCGACGAAATGCACGTCGAGTTCGGCGTGCATGGCTATGACAATTGGTTTGAGCAAGGGGGCGTGCAAGACCCTATCGACTATAAGCGGCACGAATTGAGCCACGGCTATTGCTCGCCGCAAATCCGCTCGAAACCGAACGCCATTCCTAACATCAATACCGACGAAATGCACATTCGCTCGGGCCATGGCAATCACACGATGGCGATTCATCCCGCCAACGGCATGATTCACAAGTCCATGGACCCGAACGACCAAGCGAATAAGGACGTTAAGGACCCCTATAACAAGGCGGTCAACTATTACACGCACACGCTGCATCCGAGCAATGGCGTCACTTCCGCCATGTCGGTCACGGGAGAGGGAACCGGCAACAAGGTTGTGCATCTCGACAACGTGACGCATAGCGATGGCTATGTGCGGCAGGTCTCGAACAATAAGCATTACACGGCGCATCATCCGCAGAAGGGCATCAAGAGTTCCGTCGACAAAGACAGCCACGTCATTGACGTGCGCTCGCAGAGCCACCCCGACGGGCCGGGCATTTTTCACAATACCTCGGCAAGCCATAACATCGTCGCGGCTCTCGCGCACAACATCACCGCGCCACAGACGAACGTCAATGGCAATCACAACGTCACGCAAAATCAGAGCGTCACTAAAAATCTAAACGTGGGAAAGGTCCTAACATCGGCATTCGCCGACCTTGGCCCGACAAACTTTAGCGGTGGGTTCTCGACCGGAGCCCTTGAGGTCGCAGCGGACGCCGATGGCGGCCTTGTGCAAGCGACGATGGGACTCTCCGTAACAGGTGGCGCCGCCGTTGACGTGCTTTCTGTGGCCGGCGGCGCCTCGGTCGAGGGGCCTCTCGTTGCGGGCGGCGGCCTAATTGCGTCGAGCGGGGCTGCGATAGAGGGCGGACTCAGCGCTACTGGCGGCGCGATGCTGGATATCATGAACACGAATGGATTTACTGTCGCGGCGCTAAACGCAGCCTATCCTCCAGCGTCGTCCATCGGAATGCGCGCTTACGTGACCGACGCGGACAGCGCGACATTCTTTGCAACGCTGGCTGGCGGGGGATCGCATATAGTGCCCGCGTTTTGCACGGGCGCAGCTTGGGTAATTGCATGAGAATTCGCAAACTCGACGCCAATGGCGACATGGTTTTCGGGAAAAATGCGCAATCCTTTTGGATTAACGCCGTCGACGGCGTAGCGCAACTATGCGTTTCCCGACTCAATCTCATCGGCGGGTCATGGTGGTATGACACGACCGCCGGCATGTTTTGGCAGCCCTACGTCGTGGGCATGAGGACGGCCTATACGCGCGACGCGGCGGTAAAGGCATGTATCCTCGCCACGCAGGGCGTCAATGGCATTGCGCAATATAGCAGCGCGCTCAATCGCGACACACGCGCCTTTACCCTCAACGCAATGATTAGCACGACATACAGCGTCGGCCCGCTGACGGCCGAAATCAATGCAGCGGCGGGGATCATCTAAATGAGCAACACGCCAGTTTGTTCCATCTCGGCCACGGGCGTGCTAAAGCCGCTCTGGGCCGATTGCTTGAATTATTTTCGCTCAGCCTATCAGGGAATCTATGGGGCTGACGTCGTGGACGATCCCGCCACGATGGACACGCAATTTCTCTACCTGCTTGCGTCGGCGCTCGACGACGTCAACGCGGAATGCGTCGGAGCCTATAACTCATTTTCCCCGGTCACGGCGCAGGGCGACGGGCTTTCGAGCAATGTCAAAATCAACGGTATCGCACGGCTTATCCCGAGCTATTCGACATGCCCCGTCGTCATCACGGGAACAGTCGGCGTGACGATCACAAATGGCATTGTGCAGGACATAAACAGAAATACATGGGCGCTCCCCGCTTCGGTCGTCATTCCGCCGGGCGGAACAATCACCGTCACGGCGATGGCGACAACTCTCGGCGCGATAGCGGCGCAGCCCGGAGAAATCGCAGAAATTTTCACGCCCGTTTACGGATGGGATTCGGTCAATAATCTCGTCGCGGCGTCCCTCGGGGCTCCCGTTGAGACCGACGCGGCGTTGCGACAGCGACAGACTTATAGCGCGTCGCTCCCCGCAATTGGTTCGACGCTCGCGCTCCAGGCGGCTATCGCCGCAACGCCGAACGTCTCCGCCTATCGCATATACGAGAATCCCGCCCCCTCCGTTGATTCAACTTGGGGGATTCCGGGCTACAGCATCGCGGTCGTCGTCGCCGGGGGCGGCGTGGACACGATAGCCTCTCTTATTGCGCTCAAGAAAGGGGAGGGCGTCGCCACCTATGGCACGACGGCGGTTGCCGTGGCTGCGGATGCGGCTGGAATCGTGCGAACGATTAATTATTCTGTTCCCGTCGCCGTTCCGATTACCTTTAGCCTGCAACTCATTTTGCTCTCCGGTTTTACGGCGGTGATTCAATCGCAGATTCAAGCGTCGCTCTCCGCATGGGCCAGCGCCGGAGGCATAGGCGGCTATCTCGGCATTGCCGACGCCTATATGGCCGCCCGCCTCAACGGCGGTCCCGGCTCAAACACATACCGCATTGTTCCGGACACATTGGTCATGGCGCGCGATGGCGCACCGCCCGCGGCGAACGACGTTGCGATGGCCTATAACGAAACGCCGACCTGCATCCCCGGCTATGTGACCATCAACATCGTCAATCAAGCGCCGCCGACAGGGCCGAACTAATGCCCGACCTCTCCCTCTATCTCAATCGGATAACGACCTATAACCAAAAGCCGAAGTTTACGGCGACGGTTACGGCCGTTCTCCAGCCATTTGTCGACGCGCAGGCCTTCTTGGAGGGACTCCCGGCGGCGTTTGATATTGACGTGGCGATAGGCGCGCAGCTCGACGTCGTCGGGCAATGGGTCAATCTATCCCGCAACGTTGAATTGCCCGTCCTTAATAATTGGTTTTCGCTCGGCGATGCGGCGCGCGGCATTGGACGCGGCGTCTGGTATAACGGCGCTTACAGCTTCGGCAATTACATTGTCGCGCTAGACGATACATCGTATCGCAATCTCTTATACGCCCGCATTGCCGCAAACCATTGGGACGGCACGTCGGCCGGCGCTCTCTCTGTCTTGGAGACATACTTTAGCAATCCGGCAACCTACGTCATTGCCGACGACAAGCAAACCATGACCACGTATTACGCCCTATCGGGACTAATTCCCGATGCGGTGTCGTTAGAGATTTTTTCCGGCGATTATCTGCCACTTTCGGCCGCCGGGATTAGGACGAAAAAGCTCGTCACTAGCGTAAACAATACTCCGATATTCGGACTTGGCGTCGACAACAGCCAGATAGCCGGCATTGGGACCGGCGCTTGGGGCGTCCCGCCTTCATATCTCATCCTCAATCCTCCCGATTAAAGAGGGATAAATGACAACCATCAACGGAGTCACGCTAGGGACGGGAACAAATCAATTCCCTCCCTTCGCGATTGGAACCGGCGCGAACGTCGAATCGCCTGCCGATTGGCTAGCCGATCTCGTGCGCCAGCAAGGATTCCAGAACGGCATTGCCGACGGGACGCAGTTTAACACCGTTTGGCGGCAGGCTATGTTTGT